CCGTTGAGCATGTTTCCTAGGACATATTGCATATTACCAGCGAAGTTGCATGTTTGCGTTAGGCATCCTCACCGAGCCATGCCAGCCAACCTTGGTATTCAGCCTCTGACATTGCCTCGTGGTCGAATGGTTGCTCTGTGGCTTGCTCTTCGCCTTCCCGTAGCTGGGGCTTGTTGTACTCGACAACGCGAGTGGTATCACCAGAGGTGAACTCATAAGTTGCAGAGTCTTCTGTGCTTGAGATAAGTGTCTTCATATTATGCTGGGTAGTATGGAATTTTCACGGATGTGCCGTTGATGTTTACGACTAGGTAGCCTGCCACTTGGGCTGGGACATCTCCGTTAGTTCCTGCGGTTGCGCTGGTTGCTACGGTGGCGGAGGACATGGTGAGGTCTCCTGCGACATGGAGCTTGGAACTTGGCGTACCAGTCCCAATCCCGACATTTCCAGCGGAGGTGATACGCATACGTTCAACTTCGTTTATAAAAACAACAAACGGGCGAGCGCCAACACTGTCTATAAATGTCTGAGTAGAAGATGCTCCAATCTGCGAAATTGTAGAGGCGTTGGCGCGTAGATTGATCCGCACATCGTTGTTGCCATTATTATCTGCTACCTCAAGTTCAGCACCGGGCGTAGCCGTCCCGATACCGACATTGCCTGCGCTGGTGATACGCATGCGCTCGGTGCAAGTTGCACTCCCATCAGGTGTGGTTGCAAATGTTAAACAAGTCGGCATGTCGTTCGCACCGGGAACTTGATCCACAAATGACGCAATTTGACTCCCAATGACATACCCGCTTCCATCGCTTCCAGAGAATGACACTGATCCAAGCGCATCTCCATTTTGAACGATTGTATGTGGGGAACTGGGTGTCCCGCGAGTCTTTACGAATGCAATCCCCTCTCCAAACTGATTGCTAGTAAATGCGTTAAATTGCGCCCCTTGATTTGTTACTTGCAACCCGCGAGAAAACGCAGATGGGCCAACTAAACTTGTTGAATTACCAATTAAAAGTTGCCCTTGGTCGTTCACAACAAACGGAGTTGCGTCTGGATTCGTGCTGTCCTCAACTACCAGTGCATTACCGCTTCCAGTTTGAGTGATCCTAACCGCATCCGTAGATGTATTAGCAGTAATCACCGCGCCATCATTAATGATTTTAGCAAGGTTATTTGCAACAAGTTGAGCGGTCGCCTTCTTATTAGTTCCGCTAGGGGCCATTACGCCATCCTCGACATCAACGATCTGCATCAAATCAGATGCGGTGATATCTATAGCCGAGGTAAGTTGTGAAATTTTAGTAGACATTATATTATCCTTCTGTTGTAAGAATTACGCTGTTTTCTGTTGTGATTGTATCGCCTTGCTCGTCAATAACTGGAGATGCATCCGTGGGTGAGATAGTACCACCGATGACTCCACCGCCACCATAACGATTCGTGCGGTTTGTATAGGTGAAGATTCGTGGAGAGATGACAGTCTGCGTGTGTTGCTCATCTAGGCGCATGAGTTCATCCGTGAGGATCTCTTGAGCTTCGACCTCAGCAATGGCAGCACGGTCTTGTTGCCCCTCTGCGCGAAGGTAGTCAGCATACACACCATGTGCGATATACTGGAACCACTCGTAAGGGATGTTGGGTTCCTCTCCGATGTTATCGCCGTAGTAAGCTGGGAGGATTGACTTGTAGGTCGCCCACACCTCGCCAGACTCCATAGAATCAGCGATAAGCGTAGCACCTGCGGATGTCACGGTAAACTCAAACTCTTGCCCACCAGTGCGCCCATACGGAGGCTGAAGGTAGATCCTCAAGAAGGTGTCAACCGTATCGTACCCAAAGGCAGAGTACGGCAAAACACCATCAATGACATCACGCTTCTCACCAACCTTTAGGAACCTAGTCCAGTAGTTGCTTGCGCGGTAAGCCCGTTGCGCCCTGCGGTTAACCAACGCCTTCACCCTAATAGCCTCAACTACGGAGAATGACATCCCAAGCATTGCTTGAATGAGACCAAAAAGATCAGAGTAAAGGCGAGTTTGCATTAACCTTGTGAGGTGCGTGGAACAACATTAGCTACTGAATTACCACCGGTGTTGGAAAGGAAGCGAGTTCCAAATGTCATTCCTGCACCTTGTTGTTCGATTTGGACAAGTTCATCATTAAGGATCATTGCTGCTTCTTGGTCAGCAAGTTGTGATTTTTCCTGCTGTCCTTCAGCACGAAGATAGTCGGAGTAAACGCCGTGGGCAATGTAGTCAAACCACTCGGCAGGGACACTGGGTTGAAGATCAGTCGTTTCCCCGTAGGTATCAGAAAGAATCTTTTTATATGTAACAAATGCTGTAGCTGGAGTCGCACTAGTAATCAGTTTGGCTCCAGCAGAATCCACATAAAAGTTGAAGTCTTGTGGACTGGCGGTGGTGTATGGTGCTACCGCTTGAATCTTGAGGAAAGTTCCAATTGTATCAAGAGATGCCTGTGTATATGGGACATTACGACTAGTAACAGTGCGCGACTCACCAACAACAATGAATCTAGGCCAATTGTTGGATGAACGATACGCCCGTTTTGCGCGACGATTAACGAGCGCGTTGATTCGGCCAAGTTCGATAGTGGCAAACTCAACACCGCAAAGCGATTTGATTTGGGCTAATAGTTCGGTATATGTTTTAGTGGTCATATTATTTTAAACAGCGTTAGGGGAAAGCTCTGGGTGAAACTTCTGGAAGTCGCGCACAAACTCGCGGTCATGCCATGCGTCTTCACCATACTTGTTGCGGATTAGGAAATACTCATGCGTAGGGACAACCGCAACGGCTCGGCCCAACGCGCCAGTTTTCACTCCACGGAGAGTGTCAGCCTCTTGCGCTGCGGAAATCTCGCGGAATTTTTGTTTTGTTTCCATGAGCTGGCGACCAGAGCAAAGCTCCTTTACCAACGCATCGGTCATTGCCTCCTCAGAGATCATCGTTTGGTTTAAAAGAGAGCGGAGGATGGGGATAGAACCCACCCCCCGCCATCAGGGATTAGGCGATAGCACCCGGATCAAGGATCGTAAGTGCAACCGTAAACTCGCCGCCAGTAAGGCTGGCAACGGTTCCACCAAAACGAGCGAACACAGGGATCGCTGCAGTGGTGTTGTTGATGAGGCCGGGTTCCGTGTCGACTGCCGAACCAGTGTTGTAAGCAACTTTGGTAAGGTTGTCGAGGTCTGTGCTAGCGATAAGGTTGGTAGCAGTACCAGTGACCGTGCCAACGGAGATCGTGATGTCAGACGCACCAGCAAGTGCGGTATTAACAACAACGGCTGCGTTGGTGATGATGCCACCTGCGGGGAGGGAAGCGATAAGCTTCTCCGACGAGGTGAGGTAACCAGTGGTAGCAAGTTCAGTACCAGTGATGCGGAAGAAATGCGTGAAACCACGCGATTCTTGGTTGACGAGTTGTGGCATAATATTTTCTTTCTTTAGTGTTTAGTTGCGATTAGGAGTAAGCAATCTTGCCGTGTGCGCCGGGGTGCTTACAAACAAGCGTTCCAACCATGTCCACGAAACCACGCTCGCCACCACCTTGGTTCTCAAGACGGGTCGAACCCATTGGGATAAGGGTGTTGAAGCCGAGATATTTCGGGTTAACAACATATCCGCGATTGGCGTTTGGCATACAGGAAGGGTTGCCATTGATGACATTTACGATACCGAAGTCGGACTCATAAACAGTCACTGCGTGGGTCACCTTCTTAGCGGTAGCATCTTGGCTGACGCGATAAACGGCTTCTGAAGCAGCAGCACCAGACGAACGGGTGAAGTTGCTGATCACCTTGCGGAGAGCAACACCAGCGATAAGGGTGAGGTTATTAGCCTCGCCATTGACGGTGTAGATCGACGCGATGATGTCGTTGAAGGTCGTCTCGTTAGGAGCACTGAGCTGGATCGAAGCCGAAGGCGTACGATAAGCGGCAGGAACATCCGAAGGGCCAGCTGAGTCAAGCCAGTCACCAAGACCACGGAGGGCGTATGGAGTGCCAGCACCGTTCTCAACGGTACGATCATTGTCCGAGCAGATAGCAGCTTCGACATCGCGCTTCAGTTCACGCATCGACTTTGCTTCAGCCTGTGCAACATTGGCTGGGCCAACGGAGCTAACGGCTTGTTGCAGGTTCGACACGATGTAGTCGCGGCGGAAGATCTGGGTGTAGTTGCCAAGACGAGCGCGGCTAGAGAACTTGTCATCAAAGGCGGTAACATCCGTACCTTCAGAGATACCGGCAGTCGAAGGAGCCGAAAGAACATCGGCAGTCCACTCGCTGAAAGTACCACTTGATTTACCCTTGGCGCAGAGGCTAAGGAGCGGGGTTTCTTCGGGAGCAAGGAGGGTCAGCTCGTTGCTGAGATCCTCGCGGTTGGAAATAGCGGAACCCGTGCCAAGTTTGGCTTGGGGCGCATTTGGTTGATAGGTATTTGAGATACTCATAATGATTATTTAAATAAAAGTTATTTTAACTTAGCGATTCGTGAGGCAACCCAATCATCGACCGAACCAGTCGTTTCAAACCTGCTATATGCGTCTTTGACCTTTGCTTTGGCATTAGAACCAGACTTAGCCGAACCAGATCCAACTGGGGAAGCGGGTGGTGACACCTTCAACTTATTCCCAGCTCCAGCTTGGATAGCCTTAGCTTTCTTTCCAAAGATAGACCTTGCCGCATGAGCAAGAATGTATTCAATTTGCATCCCAATCTCGGGGATTTCGCGTTTCACTCTGGAAACTAGGGGATCTTCGACTAGCACCTTATAGTTCTTTCCGATCTCAGACTCTTCGTCTTGGATCTCTGGAACTTCTTTCCGTGCTGCCTCGGAGTACTGCTTGGACATCTCACCGAACTGGGCAACTTTGATCAACTGCTGCTGTTGGGCTGGGATGTACTTGGTTAGTGCTTCCTTGGCGTTCCTGTTGGCTTTGCGGATTTGACGCTTGGTGAACTCTTTATCGCCAACGGTGATGATGTCATCGGGGCCGTAGTCTTCGTGTTCATCCAAGATCTCGTCAGTTGACTCTAGAGTCTTCGTCATTTCGTCGTAGAAGTCTTTGAGGTTCTCGAAGCTCTCCAATTTACGGATAGCATCTGGGATCTCGTTCTCCTCGACTTGACGAGTCATCTGCGGTTGAGCCGCGAGCTTCTCCTCTAAGGTTCGCTTTTGGGCGGTGAGTTCACCAATCCGTTGAAGGAGGCGACTCTTACCTTTTTTGGCAAGCTCTTGGATCTGCTCCGGTGAGAGATTCAACAGGTCTATGTCTGACTGCTCCTCGGCTTCCTCTGATTCCTCCTCGGATTCTTCCTCGGTTTCCTCCACCTCTTCCTCGTCATCTTGACTGGCAGGTTCGGTTTCTTCGGTTCCCTCGGCATCCTGGGGTTCCTCTTCAGTCTCCTCTGGTGCAGTTGCTTCCCCAATTCTCCGAGCGATAAGCTCCTCGAATGAGATATTGTCCACCGATTCTTCAGCCTCGGCGTTAGCTTGATTGGTATTAGTCATTTTGTACGCTGGTTAACGCCCTGCGGTGGCGATGAGCGAAGTCAAGCATTTAATCCTTACTAAGTCAAGTAGTTTGGTAAGGTATTAAATTTGACGCATTATGTCAGAAATAATGTGTAGTTTTTCTGACAAAACCGTGACAAATACTGGGTACTTTTTGTCACAAGATTTGACGCAAAAACATGCGTCTTTTCCCGTCTAGCGCGTGTCTTTTGGGCTAAGCCTGCATCTTTGAGGAGAGCCTAACCCTTGGCCGCAAATTGCGACCTTAGAGCTCATCACAAATTGTGATCTTAAAGATTTCCTGTTGACATGACGCAGAAATCGTGCATTATTTGCGTCGACAGGAAGTCAGAAATCTGTCACCAATCACCCCTCCGAAGCGTAGAGCAACGGATCTAGGGCTAGCGCGGGTTCTGACTTCCTCGTGCTAGCCCTTTGTTTTACCCAGAGAGTTGGCGACATAGACAAGCAACCGAGGAACGCTAAAACGACCGCACGGAAGCTAGGTAAGAATCTCACAAAGGTGCTGCCTGATGATCGACGAAGCAGCTTAATAAAGTGTGACGACTAGAGAGTTTGATGCCGCCAACTCACAACCTTCGGCTATCTCTAGTTCCAGCCCTGCTGGTGTGTGAATGTCCTTTCCGAAGAATATACGGGAGTATCAACATAGTTTAGCCGCTTAAGGCGAACTATGCCCTAGAGCCTTCCTCGAATGCCGGGAGTCAAGTGTAAGTCAAGTGTAAGTCAACTTAACCGTTGGTGATGCCATACACCATAAAAGAAAACACCCTCGGCAGGGTTTTAATCTACCGAGGGCGCAAACTATGAAACGAACGATGAAACAAAACACACACAACCGAAGTTGAATGCGGGAAATGCTTAGACTATTCTATCGGGTTTGTCAAGCTAAGACTGAGAGTAGCTCATCCAGCGTAGAAATGCTTCCTGCGAGCTTCATCACATCATTCGATGATTCTGCTTGGCGGAAGTCACCAAAGAACTTCTCACGCTCATCGTGGATAAACTGAAGGATAGCGGCATACTCCTCGCGGTCGCGGAGGGCTTCTACTGCGGTCTGGATGTCTGGTTTCGGTATTGGTGTCATAGCTTACTTCTTCTTCATGCCCATAGCAGACATGATGGATTGTGTGATTGTTGGTTTTGCTGTTGATTTTTCAATCTGAGAAAGGAGTTGGTTCGCCGCTTGAGTTTGCGCCTTGTCTGCATTCGCACTGGGATCTCCAGAGATGATTCGAGCCATGATTGTCTCTTTCATTGCCTGCGGGTTCTGAGCATACTCGGTTCCAGCAAAAAACTTCTTTTGAGCATCGTTGATACTAATGTCAATTTTGGGCTTGTTTTCAAGAATCCACAGGCGAGCTGCTTCGTTTTTAGCAACTGCCATCTTCTCTGTATCAGATAACGATGAGTATGGATTGAGGACAATCTTTCCGTCTTCAGCAGCCATTCCTCTCACATCTGGGCGAGACTTGAAGAACTTGTTTTCAGACTCATACGGGGATCGCATTTGATACCCATAGATAGCAGTTGGAGCAGCCTGTTTAGGTGCAGTCCCGTAGGCTTGTGACAAAAGACCGGGCATAGCTTACTTGCGTTTTGCAGTCTTCTTGGGCGCACGGCTCATCTTGATCTCAATCTCAACATAGCCTTTACCTTTACCTTTGCCTTTACGCTCCATCTTTTCGTGGCCGCAGCCACATGATTTACCTTTTTTCATAAGTTACTTGATGACCTTGCGTTGTGATGAAGACTTAGTTCCACGTTCTTTATTTGCACGGACATTCGCGCCACGGGCAGATGCGGCAGGGTCAGCAGCTATTTTGACTCCGCCCCTCCATTTTGGTTCTGCTCCCGAGATCGACAAGATTGAGTCTGGGATAAATTTCCCTTTTCCTGCTGGGTTTGTTTTTGGAGATGATTGCATTTTCTTGGCCATTCTTACTGACTCCATAGTAGCATTATCTAAATTGTATTTGTTCTTTGACATATATTTAATTGATTGATTGTTGATTATCCTTGTTGCATGTTCTGCGTTATGATTCCACCCATTTGGGCGGGACGAACTCCAATTTTACCAATTTCGGCATTTTCCATTTGTTGCAATTGGAACTGATAAGCCTCCATGTATTTCTGAAGCCTTGCACCGAATGCCTCGTCCTGCTGTGCGCGTTGCATGATGTCTGGTTGCTGGACATACGCCTGAATCATCTGCATCGCCATCTGTGCGCCATTAGGCTGGGCAGGAACCTCGATGCCGGCGAAGATCTTAGCAAGGTCATCTGTGACATTCTTAGCGACCTTCTGTTGAGCTTCCTCAGCGGGTTGTAGAACATAGTCAGCAAAGATTGGGTTGATGCTGGATGCCGTAAACTCAAGCAACTTGTTGACATCCATAATGCCATTACGGTCGAGCTGCACCAATGACACCATATTCTTGAGCTGAGTCTCGGCAGTCTCTGGGTCGTTGCTCTGTGAGTCAAAGTTAACCACAATGCTGAAGTTCTCATCAGCCGAACCCTTGGTCATCACCTGTGGGTTTGGATTGCCAGTAACTTGGAAGAACACCTCGTCCGGCCCCATGCGCTGATACAACTTCCACGCCATGTTCAGCACATCGCGGACATGATCCAAGAACTTAGATACCACGAATTGCTGGCGGGAGGCGGAGATTGGGTTGGACATATCCAGACCAACGGCACGATCTGCCTGCGCGGTCATGGATACTTCAACCTCAACAGAACCATTGTCGGCTGGAGGCGGTGGCCCCCATTGGATCTCACCCAAACGACGATACGGAACCCTTACGCCTGGCCCCCAATCAGAGGGAGGACGACCAGCCGGGTGCAACAATGGAGGGAGAGTAGCCAGAGAAGCACGATCAATACGAGAATCACGCTCGGTCTTGATTTGCATTTGCGCTCCACGGAGGATGTCCGAGAAGGTCTGGGTTTCGTACATGCGCTTCTGGTCATTCGATAGGCGCGTAACCACAAAGGGGTAGTCGTCATAGCCGTTAAGGAGTTCGTGTTTGGCGAAGCCTTCTGTGGTTGGGTGGAAGACCGTACAGTAGATGCCCTCGGAACCGTCCTCTTCGTCAATCAAACGCTGGTAGCCATACACCACCATTACTAGGTCGTTGTCGTCCGTGATGGGCAGACGGTCGATTGTCTTGAGCTTCTCGCCATCCAAGTACATGGAATCTTTACCACGAAGCCGCTCAATAGCGTTCTCGACCCAATCAGCATCCCAGCCTTCGGAGGTTACTTTTTTCTCAAGCTCCTGAGATGTTAGGAATGTTCTCCAAAAAACATACGGAGCGCGTTGAGGATCAGTCACATACGATGGGAAAAGAACCTCGCCATCGGGGGCGCATGAGTAAACTACTGGGCAATCTACCGATGTACGAGGGACAGAGACTTCAGCCAGACCCTTCTTACGAAGATCCATAATGGCTTTTTTTGCACGCTTTGACGATAGGTCGGGGAATGCTGTCTGAAGCATACCTAATACCATCTCGTCATCAGCACCACTAACAATAAGTTCCGCTAGATCGGGGGAGACTTGTGCGATTTCCTCGATGGATACCTGTTGCAAATATGTCCTTTTTTCACGCTTCCATCCGACATATGACACCATCAACCCCTTCTCTAGCAGATAATTAGCACCCAATTCCATCTGTTGACGGAAGTTTGGGATATAAGACGAGCGCATCCATTTAAGGAACCCACACACCATTGAGGCCCGTGGCATAGATGCCATTGATGTCGGGAACGCCTTAATGTGGGAACGCTGCAATGCTTGGTCTAGGATGGCCACAAATGCGTCGATACGCTCCCCTACGACATTGACCTCAATATCACTCGCCCCCTGCCAAGGAAAGGCATTTGCGCCCTGTTTACGGAGGTCGTCAGACTTGCCTTCCCAAAGGTTACGGCGGTCATCATACGAGCGCAAACAAGCCTCGAAGTATTCCTCCAAGTCAATAAGGCACTTGTCGTAGGCATCAGCCAACGCCATGACATTAGGGCCGTCCTCGGCGTAGATCATCGACTCTTCTTGCTCTTCTGTTGGTGCGCTCATGATGGCATGTATTCGTAGAACTGCTCGCCTACTTCGGGGCGTATCATAACAACTTTTATTGGTTTGCCAACTAGTTTGTGCGAAACCCTAGGTGGAGCCTTAACTGGTACTGCCTCACCATCCATGCGAACCATTACCCAACTAGGGTTTGGGCATTTGCGGATCACTAGATAATCGCCCTCATAGGTGGTGTTATCTTGAGATTCCACGAGTGAATCAAGGGTTTCTGGCTTAGCTTTAGGTGGTCTCCCCCGCTTTACTGCTTTCTTAGTTGGTGCTGTTTTCATGGTTT